TTTGTTGATTCGTTGCAAGTTTTTTTTCAGGACCAAATCGCCTCAACCCCTTGTATTTACTGGGTTTCCGTTGATTTAGTCTTATTTTATCATCATCATCCGAAATACGCATCCCTGTCTTAAACAGAATGTACATACCGTCATAATACTTGCTATAGTGCGTATCATTTTTGATGAAATCAAGGAAAGCTCTTTCCTGTTTTCTTGTAATGGCCTCACGAGTGACCGCATCATTTACCACCACAGTTGCCAGTTGAAATTCAAATGGATTCTTTCTTAATATATCATCATCCACTGCCATCTGAAATGCCGGTCTAACTACCCCTCTGGTGGAATGAATCGCCGAATAGCTTTTCTTATCCACCTGCTGCAATCTGATTAACCACTCCTTTGCATCTGACAATCTGACTTTATCAATTCGTCTTGCGCCAAAAGGATCCTTATCCAGCAAATTGATTACGGTACCATAACCAGCTCTGGTTGTATGCTTAACACCTGTCTTGGTTGCAATATATTTCTTTACCAAATCAAGGACTGTCAAGCCTGCGCCATCAGGAGTAATCATATCATCCAAATCTCTGTTGATTACTTTCTCCTGCTCTCGTAAAGGTGCATTATCTCTTTTTCCGGCTGGGATACTATCCGTAGCTACCAATCTCCAGCTGTAAACCGTCTTACGCTTTCCATTGCCATCTATATATCGGAACTTGTATCGTCCATCCGCTTCTTGGCTCTCTCCTGTGCGAAGAATGCGATTTTTACTATCGCGTCTTTTTTCGCTCATTGAACATCGTCTCCTTTCAAAATCGGGAGAGCCTTGCTGCTTAATTCATATAGCACATAGTATGTATCCGACTATGTATTGATAGTGTACCACAGACAAAGCTCTTTTTCCACAAGAAATTTAAAAAATTTTTGGAACTAAATCACATTCATCTGACTATCCATATACTTCTCAAACTGCTCACGCTTAATCATCGCTCTGTTGCCGTTCCAGAGAACAAAGTCAGCATCTGAATGTTCCTGAACAAAGAGCTTTAATTTCTTGTATCCGATACCGAAGTACTCCGATGCTTCATTCAGTGTTAATGTGTATTTCTGCCACCAGGGCAGCTCTCTCTTTTCAGTCATATTGACACCTCCATAAGATAGTAAGGTTCTTCCCTTCTATCTTCCTAAGCGCCTTTTGCCGAGATAATTCCGGTGAATGACGAAAAAAGCAAAAAAATAAACCTGCAGGCATCTTCAATCAGACACCCACAGGCTTCAATCACTTTCGGCACATTCCTATTCTGCCGAATTTTATTCAATTACACTCTCTGGCAATAGTCCAAACTAATCCATCCCGCTCCGCTTTTCAATCTTCCCCATCCTTTATCAGATCCTTTTCCTTCTCTGACTTCCATGATGGTAAATACACCCTTCCCGGTATACTTTCCAGTCTTTGCAGTATTAGTACCGGCTCCCTTTCTGATATTCAAGTCATCAATACTGACCTTCACCATGAATGGACAGTCCGCATTAGAAAACTCTGCAACCAAACAACTTCCACCAGTAACCTCAGCCCCATACACTGCCTTGCCATTCCAGTCATACACAGTATAGCCTTCATGTTTATCAGCCATTGCCTTAGCATTATCAAGTACAGTATAAGCAGCAAGCTGAGAGCCAGCATCCTTCCAAGACTTCCTTACCCTGTAATACTTCATCATAACGTCCGAAGCACCAGAATTCTTCACATCCCACTTAGTCAGATTCCATCTTTCGATGATACCGCAAAGCTTTTCCACATAAGTAAGACTGGTAGCATAACCACCGTCCTTAATGATCTGCACTGCTTTCTTATAATCTGAGCATCCTTTCAGCCCGTCATATCGGAGCTTCTCTCCATTCTTAGCGCCGAGCAGATAAGCACTGTGATCCGCAATGGAATCCTCTACATTCGCATATTTTCTGAATTCCGCTGTAACTGTCACATAGCTTCCATCTGCCTTCTGCTCCTGTGTCTTCTTTTTATAAATGCTCACACCATCCCAGACCGAACCACTCCAGGTATTACCGGAAAGTGACTTCTTCATTCCAAAACAGTTATTGGCTCCCAACGCAAGCTCACTCTTTCCATAACCGCTCTCCAGAATAAACTGGGCCATAGACACCGAAGCAAGAATCCCTGATTTTTTCTGATCTGCGGTAAACAGGGAGCCAACCTTTGCAAGCACCTGTTCTTCTGTCAGCCCCTGAAATTCCCCGGCCTGCATTCCTGATGAAATCACTTCCACATTTCCGCTGCCAAGTCTTGAAGTAACTTTCGCAGCCAGATCTCCCAGTCTCGCATAAAGCCAGTCTCCAGGACAGCTCTTATTCGCAAACCACCGGTGCACGGTAATGAGCATTTCATCCGCCTTCGGCTGATAATTCAGAGACTTATTTTTATCACCAAACCAGAGCAGTTTTTTCTTTCCATTTCTTCTGCAGATATCCTCACACAAATCAACCAGACGGTCATAAACCACCTGATGCATAGCATACGGTTCCGCCTTGTCAGAAGCACATTCAATCGTCACTGCCCTCTGATCATTCGCATTACTGGACGTACACCAGGAGCGATTCTTCTCTTCCACATACAATCCGATCCGGCCATTCTTATCAATTCCATAATTCGAAGAAGCCTTGGTAGAAGATTTATGAAACCAGTCCCCCAGACCTTCTGCTGTACACTGACCTACTACACAATGCGGCGATATTCTGTCAATCTGCTCCGTTCTCAGTCCGGAATGGTTCGGACTGAGCAACGTATACGCCACCAAAGAACTATTACTGTATCCCATAATCATTCACCTTCTTCCTCATCCTCTGATGCATCATTGGAGACTCCCTCACTTTTGTCATGCAGCTGTTCCAGCACATCCTTCATCTTCTGCGGGATCGGCAGCCCCAGATGCCCTGCATTCTCCAGCAAACTCACACCCTCATTGGAAATATAGAAAAAGATCACCGCTGTCCTCAGCACAGATCCATTCCCGATCACAGCCACATCCAGAATATTAGCCATTCCCACCAACAGAAAAATCAGTACCTTCCTGCAGATTCCCCGGAATCCCACCTCACTGGAAAGCGTATGATCCGCAAAAGCACACATCACCCCGGTCAGGTAATCGATCACCACAAAAGCGATCAGGGCATACAGAAGCCCGTCACAGCCTCCCATAAACCAGCCCAGCCATCCGCCTACAGCCATAAAAACCATCTGAATAAAGTTCCAAAATTCCTTCATGCCAGAATCCTCCTCCCATGAAAAAAGCAGCTCCCATTTCTGAGAACTGCCGTAAATAAGTTTTCTATCTTCATGCCTTGCGGCAGAAAGACCTACATTGTTTCCTCCGTCAGCGTATACGTGATCTTCATGGTCTTATCCGTATTCTTCACCACCGCTGAGCCTAGATTATTGATACTTGCCAGATACGGCGTCAGAAGATAAGCACACCTGTGCTCCTTCCCGTAACTGCCGCCCCACATAAACACAAAATTCTTATACTGGAACAAAGGCGTTGCCATGGCTTCAAACCTTGCGCTCCCCTGTGTCTTGATCACCCGGTCATCCGCCGTGATCTGGAAATCCCCTGCCACAATCATGTCCCCAAGAAGCGTCATATACACCTCACAGGAACCAGCCTCCCCAAGGGATTTCAGCTTGGAAGTAAAGCCCAGCGGGATCAGCGTCACATCCGCTGAATTTGCAACATTGATCTTATAAACTCCCTTCTTATCATAAGAAGGCACATACAGATACCCCTTCCTCACACAGCATTTTACATTCCGTTCCGGATAGGAACTGTCCTTTGCCCTTGTACCCACTTCCGAAAGCTTCGCCTTGGACAGTGTCCAGCTTCCTTCTGTAAAGGAATAATCCTTTTTGGAGATCCGGATCCACACCATCTTCGCATCCCCGGAAGAATTCGGCTCATTGGAAAATCCATACCAGTACCCGTCATGCCCGTCCATAAATTCCCCGTACTTTGTATAATCCCCCAGGAATGTGAAGCTTTCCGTTGTCAGTGTCTGCTCTTCCAGTACGGTATAAGTGGTATCATCCAGCTTCTCATTCAGCCCGATGTTAAACACCGGAATCCGGATCTTCGTAATGGTCACACTGGAAGTCCCAAAGGTGATGGAATACAGCAGGTTCTTTTCAAAATCCAGCTCCACTGCCTCAAACAGTGTCATCTGCTTCGCCTTCGGGATATCCCCGATATCCACCTTTTTCAGAAGCAGGAACGTGCTGGCATCCCCTGCCGCACTGCCAAAAGCATTCTGCCCTCCCAGGGCACTGGTCAGTGCCACCGCTGCAATATTCCCATTCCCCTGGCTGGGAGTAAACTCCCACACAAATTTATATCCATTATCCAGCTTCTTGCTCTCCGTCTGATTCAGGCTTCCCCTCGCCACATTGGAACCGGAATTAACATTGTTGGAAGCATAAGCCACCGGCAGGTTCTGCCCCTGCTCGTAAATATGGTCCGCCTTTTCTTCCAGCACTGCCGGAAACAGCAGGATCCCTCCGATCATGTTCGGGCAAATGGGAAGCAGCGTCCCGTTCCACAGAACAGAATTGTCATACTCCCCGCTGGCTTTCAGATAAATCCCCATGGGATTCAGCCCCAGAATATTATTCACTGCCTCCGTAATCATGTTCGTCTCCTGCACGGTTTCCACCGCACCCGTATTCGTATCGGTCAGTTCAATGACCATTTCACCTTTTAACTTCATCACACACCCTCCATTTCTACCGGCCTGCAGAAACCGCTGATTCCCGCTCTCTCAGCAAAATACACCTCAAAGCCTCTGTTCACCGTCTCCTTCATCTGCATGGACAGCGAATCCCGGAAGCCATTCACATTCAGGCCTCCGCCAATGGCAAATCTCGTGGTATAATCTTCCACCTCAAGCTTTCCGTCCCAGGCTTCCCCTGCAGCCATAGCCTGTCCGCTGACAGAAGCAATGCAGTCTCCCACATCAACCGTCCCACTGCCATTCTCCATCCAGAGATACACATTGAACGTATTCGTATAATTGGCAACGATCTTCTCAATGGGATAATACAGTGACAAAATATGTTTCCCGGAATGCCAGGTCTCCACCGGACAATGCTCCACAATCTCCTCATTATTAAATTCAAAGACCACATGACAGAACGCCTGTCCGTCCTCCTGCCACTTCACCGGCAGACACACATCCACAGAAACCTCCGAACCACCCCCTGATCCGGATCCGGAATCTGATCCACCAGAGACATCATCCGTACTCCCTGTATTCTCATTCCCGGAAGTATTTCCAACTTCATTCCCTGCCACATCATTTTCAGAATTTCCTGCATCCGATGTCTCCCCGGTTCCATCAGAACCACCCGTACCACTTCCAGTTCCGCCGCTTCCGCCCGGAAACGGAATCACCACAGTCCCGGCAGCCTCCGCAGATCTCTCCACCGGATCCGCAGCCACATCCACAACAACCTGTGCAAAAAACTGCATATGGTTTTCCTCAGAAGAAGCAAACTTGATACTGATCAGCTTCACCCTGGTCTGCCCGATATCATGCGCGGAAGCATTGGTAAACGTATGGATCCCGATCTTCCCAGTCTTCGCATTGTCTTCAATCTGGTTCAGCAGTCCCGAAATATTCTTGTCATTCCTTGACTTTGCCTGAGCCAGCCTCGGATTCTTTCCCACACATTTCAGGGTCTGCTTTCCCCCGATCTTCTGTCTGATGGAAGTGATACAGGTGATCTGTCCCTCATCCGCCTGTCCTCCTGCAAATGTCAGCACATCCCCCGGATCCAGTGCAGGGTTCCCGATGGTATCCGAATCAAACGGCACATACCGGATCACAGACAGATCTGCCAGGATATTCCTGCACAGCATCTCCCTGGTCTCTGCCAGTCCAAACTGCAAAAGCGGATTCACTCCCAGATTCATAGTCAGCCCATTATCCGGATCCAACGCATAATACTCCGCAATCTGTGTCTGCTTATTGGTAGAACTCACTGCCGTATACCTGGTGATAAAATCCGAAAAGCTGGAAGAAAACCTGTGTCTCTGCTCCACCTTCATCACAGGATCCTTCCCGTACTTTCTCAGTTCCAGTTTTCCCTCCCTGTTGATAATAAAGAAACCTCCCAGGACCTGTGCCACATAAAACAGCACGTCCCGGCAGGTCTCAATATCATTTTCAGTATAAACAGAAAGCGTCACCCCGCCATTCGGCATGGCATCAATCTCCGCCCTCTTATTCGCAAACTCCACTTTGCATCTCTTACAGCACAAAGCAATAAAATCATAAGCAGTCCCCACAGTCTCAAACCCGTT